AAATGGCTTTCAAAGGAAAAGTTCTCATCGGTTTTTCCTTTCGGGGCTCGGCCCCAAAAACTTTGTCAAAGAGAGTAAAGGGGTTTCCGCGCGTGGGAGTTCCATAGGAACGCGCGCATAAATATGCAGGTATGCAGGTCGCCGCCCCAAAACGGGAAATCCCGGATTGGTCCGTATCGGACCGCTGCGCTCCGGACTGGAACGCCTCAGGTTTTGGCGTCTCGGTTAGGACCCGCCCGCCACGCTGGACGGGTCGGGTTGAACGGCGGGCATTGGTCATCGGCATATTTCCTGGTAATGGCTCAGCGACCCGTCAAGATTCCGGATTGGGTAGGTCGTGCAATGGACGCATATTCCGGTCCGTTGGTCGCAAAGCCTGGTCGATTGATCGGTTAGGGTCGGGACGGGCGGCGGCGCTTCCGGCGGGGTCGCGCATGACCCACAAGCCAAAATCGCTAGCGCCATGACGGCTAGGCGGCGCATTTTGTACCTCGCTTTGCTAGTCGAATGATTCGGGTCAATTCCTTAAGTCGCGACTCACAAGCGCCCCGGTATCCTGGTCCGAATACGCCGGGAGCGCAAAGCGCGTCGATTGCTTCCGGGACTGCCAAAATGGCGCGGAGTGAATCGGTCTCAGCTTCCAATTCGGTAATCAATTGCTTCCTGGATATTAAGCGCCCCATGGGAATACCTCGCTTGTGGGTTGAGCGGCGTCATTTGGTCCCGCCGCGTGGGTTGGGTAATACGTGGGCTCCCCGAGGCGCTCCAAAATGGCGTTGAGCTTGTCTTCCTGGTATTGGAATGCGCGCTCAAGATACGCGTCGCAAAGCTCGACTTCCATGGTCTCAATGACTTGGTCAATTACCGCCCGACTGAACGGGACGCGGAAGACGCGAGCAATTGCACGCGCGTCGCGGAAGTCTCCCGTATCGGCAGCGCCACGGATGGCGCGTTCAACCGCTTGCGGTCCGGCGCCGGAATCGTTCTTAAGGCAACCATGGCAATTGACGGTTAGGTCGATTTTGATCTTGTGGGACCTAAAGAACGAATGAATCTCCGATTGATGACGGGTCGTGGTGTTGGAATATCGGTATTCATTGAATACCATTTTGCCATTGATACGTTTTGCAAAACACCAATTGTAGGACCATGCTTCCTCACGTTCCGGGTCCCACAAGAGCGCCCCGGACTTCCAAATTTTGAGCCGTGGGCGCCATTTAAGGGTATTGCTCACGCTGTTATGCGCATAAAAATAAGACATAATTACCTCCTGTCTCGCATTAAGACGATTTCGCCGAATGGCGCCTCGCCGTCATGGGTTGACGCCCACAAGACCGGATATTCCGGCGCGGGACCAAAGTCATCACAACACAAGTCCGTCAGTACGACACAAGCAATGGGCGGGACTTCCATCAGCGCCTCGAATATCGGACTGAACGCGGTACCGCCGCCGCCCATGGCGTGAATCTCAACCGCTTGACCTTGCTCAAACACGTCCCGCCGCAAAATCTCCGAATCAAAATAGACGATTTCAATTGCTTCGGGTTGCGTATCTTCCGCGATGGCCTTAATCTCCGCGCTGAATTCCGCTAGCGTCTTGTCATCAATTGACCCTGAGCAATCGACGGCAACGGCAATCCGGCCTAGTCGCTCGCCGGTTAGTCCCGGAAGATACAAGTCATCGGCTAGAAAGCGGCGCTTTGGTCTCGCATAAGACAAGTCGATTTTGGCTCGCGTGGTTAGGAATCGACGCAAAACCGCGCGCCAGTCAACGCGTGGCTGGACAAGATCGGAGACTAACCGCTCAAGTCCGGCGCTGAGTTTCCCGGCCATTTTGGCAGCGTTGCGCGCTTGACAGATTCGGACCCGCATTTCCGCTTCCTTTTGGGAATTGGTTGCCTGGTCTTGACCCGCGTCCATTACTTGGTCCATCGCGCCGCCCGGTTGACCCGCTCCCGGATGGTCTCCGCTTGAGCCGTCTTGTTTTGGCGGCGGCTCAGGGAGCAAGTTATAAACTCCCTCAGTCGTTCCATTACCATCAATGACCAATTGTGGGTTGAGCAACCCGCCGTGAGGCATGGCGCCCACGCGCTCTTTAACGAGCACGTCATTGATTACGTAATCTCCAGCGATGTTCCATTTGTTAGGGTCGCGGTGATTCCGTCGGGTCATGTGTTGGAATACGCAATGCATGACTTCGTGGGCGAGCACGAAAGTCAATTCATTGAGCTTAAGGGTTGCGACCCATTCCGGGTTGAACCGAATTGACTCGCCATCGGTTGCCATGGTCGGAATTGACGTGTCTTCCGCCATGGTCATACCCAAAAGAATTGAGGCGAAAAACGGATGGTCAAGTATCAATTGAGCTTTGGCTTTGGTCATGTAATTGACTTGACTCATTGAGCACCGCCCATGAAAGCGTCCATTTTGGAAGCGATGTCTTCCAATTGTTTTGCCGTATCGGCGCGCGTGGTTTCCGATGCCCGAATTGATTCCGCTGAGACTTTGCTAACTACGGACTGGACTTCCGCTCGCAACGCCTCAAGCTTTGGGTCATCAATTGGGTTGAGTCGCGGGAGCAATTCCACAAGCTCAACGATATTCCCAATCAGAGATTCCCGGAATACGGCATCGGGTTGCTTGAGTCGCTCCGCTGCCTTGCTAACCACGTCAAGTAATCGCTTGTAGCAATCGTTCAGCGCGTCCCGCTCGACCCGTGCCATGGAATCTAGGAATACTTGTTTTTCCGCGTCGCTGATTTCAACGCGGAAGTCTCCGATATCAGGGACCGGGAAAATGGCCATTTCGCAACGGAATTTTGCGGCTAGCCTGGTAATCTCCGGGTATTCCGATTCACTAAACAAGTCGCCTAACTTCCGTCGGGCGGCGTCTTGTAATCGCGGGTATTCGGTTAGGAATGCCGCAACGTGGGCGTCAAATTCCGCTTTGCGCTTCCTAAATTCCTGAGTGAAAGGAAAGTAATTTTGACTTGAGACGATACGCGCGCCATCCGCCGCCCATGGAAGCGTATTCTCATAAAAGAATTTTCGCAACGCCCAGGCGGCGCTTTGGATTGCTTCCAATTCAGCGGCGCCCGGAAGCAATTTTTTAGTGAAATTGCCCACACCTTGGTCCGTTGCGTGGGTTGCCTCAACCGTGCCGGTTGCGCGCTTGTCGAATTTTCGACCCGTCCATTGAGTGATATTGACGGATACGAGTAATGCATTGGTTTTTAGACTCATTTTGATACTCCCTGTAAAGTGTTTCAGTTTAGGACAAAAGCTTCGCGCCGGGACCCGATGCCCAGTCAATGAATTCTTTTGTCGCTTGTATCTCAGCTTTGCGACGGATGGCGTCCCTCACATACAAGACGGTAAATTCCGGCGCCATTCGACCCACATAAGTCATGATACGACCAAAATTGTCCGCGCTGGTCTTGTGGGCCAAGGCGCCGCAAAGCGCGTAAAGAGTCGCGGGATCTTTTGGTATCTCAGCTTTTGCCGGGTTGAGCATGATGGAATCGGGAGACGGAAGCTTCCGGTAGACCTTAAGGAATCCGCAAAATTCCGCTGCCGCTCCCTCGCCCACGTCTCCCTTGAATACTTCCATTTCAAGCGCGGGAGTAATGACTCCCAATGCGGCGTTGACTCCCTCGACCCATGACCGAGGCGTGGCATTGATATCATTTTGCGGGTCAAAAGCATTGAGCAATTCCGGGCGGAATCTCAGGAATGCGATTACTTCCGACTTGACGCCATTCTCAATGGCCCATTGGGACCAGTCATCAATTGATGCCTCAAGCTCAACCGTTGTGAGACGATTCTTAAGATGAGACAAGAGACGGTTAGCTCCGGCACGGTCAATGAGACGGTTGCCGGTTGCGATGACCAACCAATTAGGCTTAAGGCGCTGCCCGTGAATCTCCCGCTCTTGAATTAGGTTAGCTAGAATCTTTTGCGCGGAATTGTCCGCTTGAGACAATTCGTCAATTAAGAAGATTCCAGTCTCAGCGACGGCGGACCCCTCAATGGGAAACTTGTCTTTTGCGACAACAAAATTCACGCTGGTCTTGTCGCTTGTGATTACCGGGAACCCGTAATCTTCCGGTTGGAGCAATGGCGCGTGAATCGCCTGGAACCCAATACCCAATTCCGTGGCGACTTGTGAGGCGATTTGGGTTTTGCCGATGCCTGGACTTGATTCGACAAGCAACGGGCGCTTGATTCCAGCCTTGAATCGGTCTCCGATCAATGCCTTAAGCTCTGATGGTCTCATTCTGATACTCCAGCGTTACAAGGCCACGCCATGGCTCTTTTGATGGATTGAATTACCCATCGGTATTGTATCGGATGCATGGCGTCAATACTTGAGTTTAGGACGTGAATATTTTGCGGGAGACCGTCTCGGCGCCCACGCGCGGGACCGGCGCGCGCTCGCGGGAACCAATGCCCACGTATCCGCTTGAGCTTTGGCGTCAATCCTCAAGGGTCAAGTCATTGGTATCATTGGTTAATTGGTTGGTTATAACATTATAAGGTGTTTCATTGCTGGTCGTTTCTCATTCTGTTGCGCTTCATTCAGGGATTTCGCTATTTGAGACACCAGGGGGTAGGGTGTCGCTTGGAGTTAAATTTTACCTTCCCAGCGCCCCCGCAAAAATTTTAAAAATATGAAGATTGTTCCCATCTTGACGCACGGGCTCGCAAATCCCCGGATTCTCGGTTACATTGGTACTTGAGTTATGAACAAACTATCAAACAACCAAACTTTATCCCCAACCCCGAAGTCGCTCGACGAGGCAATTTACCGAGCGCTTTGTGTGGGTCCGCTTTGCGATGTCGTCAGTCGCACTCGCCATCACATCCGGGATTTTATCGCGCAGAAATTTGCAGCCGCGTATCTCCGGGCCGAGAGTGAGGAAGAACTTCAGAGGCTTGTTGAACTATGGACCCAAGTTTCAAACGAAAGGAATGACAATGGACCCACGGACCCGAGAAATCGTTAAAGCCCGTATCAATAAACACATTCACTTGATACCGGAGCACATGCACGACGGCGTGTTGAATTATGTGTTCGACTTTGTGGAGCCGGGCGGGTTCTTGACCGCGGTATTGGAAAACGATTTGGCTGGCGCGGTCGCAAGGGCCGATCACATCAATATCCACGCAATTGCGGAGTGGGGGCAGTTCCTTATGTGGGCGATGCCAAGAGCCGCTTGGGGCAGTCCTGAAGCTGTGAACGAATGGCTCAACGCCGATTCGATGGGCGAGCATGACCACCACGCCGTTCAAGAGGACAGCGAATGAAGTTCATTATTGCACTTTTAATCCCAGTGTCCGCGTGGGGGAGTGGCCTCACGAACGCCATCGACGAGCAAACGACGGAGCTTCAACGCCAGGCTCAAGATCGGGCCTTTGAGGCGGCGATGCGCGAACAAGAGGAAGCCTGGGACCTCGATTGGTGCGTGAAGAACGCCAAGGACGCACGGACGCGAGTTCTCCCGACGTGCGAAAAGCTCCCGGCCAATGAGTCGTGCGCGTTCATGGTAAAGGAATTCTACCGACGCAAGTGTCACAGGTGGGGGTTATAGATGATTCGCGAAGCCGGGTACAACGAGGTCATTGAGCCCGCAGTTTTTGTTTATCGAAATTGCGGCCCAGCGATGGACCACAATTATTTTTGCGCCGTGTGCCGCGAGAAAAAGGCGGTTATTGAACTGTGGCATGGGATTCTACAACCGTGCTGGGATTGTCAGAAGCGGGGGTACAAACTTATAAAGCGCACTTGGTTGGACCGGATTTTCAAACGGGGTGGACCATGAAACAAAAGCACACGCCGGGGCCGTGGATATACCGCTGGAGTAAAGATGCTAATGGGTTCTTGGTTGGAACAGAGACAGGGCCTGGCGAACACAATTGGCCTGGCAATCAAGTCGGCGTCTACACTGCCGATGTATTGCGCGAAGCCGACGCCCGCCTCATCGCGGCAGCGCCCGATTTGTTTGAGGCCATACAGCGAGCATTAAAGGAAATCGAAATGTGGGACGGCGAGATTTCGATTGGGGTGATTGAGGATATGCAGGCCGCGCTCGCTAAAGTTATGGGGGGAGATTAGTGGAAATACGCATCGACTTTAAGAACCCAAACACCGGGCATGTGTACCACACTGAGCGGCTAAGGGCGGGACCAGCGGCCCACAGAATCCAGGTTCCGCTTGGACCACATCCCTATGTAATCGACGTGTCCACGCATCCTCACAATTTCGCCGATCACGGGAGTACCCTCTACGAAATGCTCCGCTATGGCGTGAAGGCCAACTATGTTGATGCCGCCGACGACGGAACCGTGAGACAGAGTGTCGATTACATCAAGGGCTTTCAGGAAGGGGCGGCGACTGTGTTGGAGCACGCGGAATCGCGGCTCGTGCATTTCCTTCGGTACTTGGCCTCGACGAATCCGTTTGCCTCGAATCCGTGGGGCCACATGGCGGAAACCATCAAGCAAGTGCTCGACGAGTGGGAGCACTTCAAGGGGCGGCGATGAAACACAAACTTGTGATGTACCACGGGGAGCGCCCCGGATTCATGGGCACAATTCGCCAATTGTTCAAGACTCGCGATGGTGAGGAAATGTACTGGGTGGGGCGCAAGCGCGTTTGGTTTGGTCACGTCTATGAGATTACCCACGACGACAAAATGGCCAAGATGCCAAAGGAAGTTGAGGTTGAAGACTGGAAGCCAACTGACAAGGAAGAAAAGGAATACGAAGCCCAAAAGCTCGTGTGTCGCCAAATCAGGGCGGACCGGCAAAAGGAAATGAAGATTAAAAAACCGCATGAAAATATTGTGCGGGCAATTGGTTTACTGCGTCCGTTTTACCGTGCGCTTGATGACAACGACCGGCGACGGTTTATGAAGTGGGTAGGCAACGAGTGTGGGAAGAAAAAGAAATGATTAAACGCCGCCAATTTCGCATCAAGGATTTCCTGGTCATCGCCTGGTGGGACACGAATCTCAAGTTAACTTGGGAAAACCAAGTCTATGGAGCCGAGGTTCACTATGAGCACACGGGCAAATATAAAATCGTGTACGCCAACACCAAACGCCAGCTTGTGAAGGAAATCAGGCTCCAGTGCGCAATATTCAAGGACCCACGGATTATCCAAGTCATGAACCGCTTCGACGGACCATCGCGAACCGGGCTGGATTTCGGGAAATTGATCGGCGAGTACATCCCAAGCCGATTGCTTGAAGCGGAACTCATGAAAACCGATCACTTGCTTAAGAAGTTCGAGGGGGAAAAGGATGTCTAACACCTTATTGACTGGGATGGGGGTTCAGTCGGACGTCGATATTCACGGCCTAAGGCCAAAGAGCGACGGCAAATCGTTGAAGTATCGGAAGCGGCGGAAGCTTTGGAACCTCAAAGAGTTCTACGTGGAAACATTTTGGCATTATGGTCACAATGCACGCGGCATCGAGCTTCACCACAAAGAGTCGGGTCGCTGTGAAATGCTCATTGGCAAGGGGACCAGGCGGGAGCTTTGGCAGTACGCAAGGCTTGTGGCCGCCAAACTCAAGGACCCGGATTTACAAAAGCGCATTGATCGGCTGGAGGGAAAAGAACGCCCCGACTCTCTAGAGGAAATTCTAGCGAGGCAACAGCAGGTGATTCAGCAACACGCGGCGAGGATTTCCGGACTGTCTGTCTCAGCGGCCAAGATGCAGCAGGCGCAGTTACAAAGCCACATTCATGATTCCCTGGTGTACGGGATGGGCGTGAGCCTTGTAGGGGGCGGGGCCACGAAGAAACAGGAGCCGTCGAAACCGCGGACGTTTCAACAAATCAGGGATTACATTTTGGGAAAGTTCGAGGGGGACAAATAGATGTTGGCACTCACCAAGGATAAATTCTTAGACCCCGACGAGGCCAAAAGGCTAAGAGCCATGACCAAGGGGTTGGAGAATCGCGACCAAATTATTATTCAATTGGCGTTTGCGACCGGGGCCAGGGCCTCTGAGATTCTGGCAATCACCAAGGCCGACCTCGATGATGTGGAAAAGGCTGTGTATATCCGTGGATTAAAGGGCTCACGGGACCGAACGCTGCCACTACCTAAGTCGCTATATAATGCCATCGTGAAACTTGAGGGGGAGAAACCATTCGACATCACGTATTCGAGATTGCATCAAATCTGGGACCAGTTTTCCCCAAACGGGAAAAAGTTCCACTCCATTCGGCATACCTTTGCGGTGGAATTGTACAAACGAACCCGCGACATCCGACTCGTGCAGTTGGCCCTTGGTCACAAAGATTTGCGCAACACCATGGTGTACGTCGATTTCGTTTACTCCCAAGAGGAACTCCGCAAAGTGTTGGTGGGCTAGGGTGTGCGTGATGGTGAGCCGGTTAACCTTGTCCCCTCCAACCACCTTCGATTAGGGACGGCAACGCACCCCTTGATTGAAGGGTAATGATGTGGGAAAGTCAAATCCGTCACTCTACTGGACCAAGTTGGTAGGACGGCGCCGACCCCCAACCGCTGGAAAGAATCGCAAGGACGATGCCCGCTAGTCATCTTGCCCCCGGCCACACGGGAGAACAATCAGGGCACGGCTTCCAATTGGGTGTGGTTAACGTCCGCCCCTTGTGCAATTCAGGGGACTTTGATTTAATTTTTCCATGGGAAATTTTCAAAAGTTCCGGCGCAAAGCGCGCTGCGCTAAGGACCGCTTTAAGAATTTCTATGACGCCGATAAACGGGGCCGGATGATTGGCCTAAGGGCGTATCACTGCAAACGCTGTAACGGATTTCACTTAACGAGCAAGGGAACTAGGTATGATCGGGACCAGGCATATTATGCGGGTTAGGGTCGATTTCCTTAACCCACATCAATGCCTCGTTTTTTCGGAAAGCCTTGCGACCGAGTAGGCGCTTTGAGACCTTTTGTACTTCCGGGTGAGCGAGCCAAATCGAGAGTTGGCGGACCTTGCTGATGATCGGGCGGTTGGCTTTATTTCCCAGCCGACCGAATACCACGTCCCATTTGCCGGTGGGCTTGTGGAGAACCAATGCGCCGGTAGTTCGGTATCCGGCGTGCCAGAAAAGTTCCACCATAATATCGCCGCCATGAATGGCGAACCGTCGCCTGCTGAAGCGGTGTCTGACACCATCAACTTTCACTTAAACAGCCTTTCCCACATTTCCTTAATTAAACATGAAACGGCCAAAAGCCCAAAGACCAAAATGAAAAGTGCGAGTATCGCGGCGGCCCAGGTAGCTATGGTCATTTTTCCCCCATCATTTCTTCCGCGCACGCGCAGGAACCGGGAATGTCGTGTGGGTCGGCGCACACGAACGTGCATTCCGGCTTTTTTGTGGCGCAGCTAATTATCAAAATCAAAGCGATGGTGAGGAAAATCCAAAATAAGGCGCGAATATACGGGTTTTCCATCAGTGCATCACTGGTTTATCGACCAGAAAGTCGGTGAATCGCCCTTTTGCAGCGCCCTGGTCTTGAAGTCGCCAGGTAACTTCGCCAAGTTCGCGGTCTTTGAGGATGGGAGCACTGGCAAACCACGTTTTTGTCTTGGTTTCCAGTGTGAAATACACCACTTCCTCGGCCCCCGGATGCTCGGCAACGGACTTGTACTTTTTCGGGTTTTTCATGAAATCATTGGCCGCATCCTCGGATAGCATCCATGTTTCAGCCACAAAGAGCACGAAAATGGCGCTCATTTCCTTCGCCAACCGCTTAACACCAGCCGCGGCGATATCTTTGTCTTGTTCGGTCGCCCACTGCACGCCAAGCACGCTCACATTTTGGCCGTTGCCGACGAAAAAGGTGGGAAGTAGGGTTTCGCCGACCTTTAAGAACTGCCGGGTGTTCTCAATGATGCTTTTCATGGCGTCAGAGTTAGGCGTCATGAGGTTCTCCGTCAGGGAATCGGCGGATTTCGCCTCTTGGTCTTGAAACGGCTCCGAAAATGAATTCACAGAATCGTCGTCCATCTTCAATGCTTTCCACGCCGCAATCGGCGCTGAGTTTAATTGTTTTTCCAAACGAAGTGGTGATTTGAATAAAGGGAGTGTAGAGGCCGTTGATTTCTTCGCATCCGAAGTTGACCTCACCACCTTTACCCTCATAGACCTTTGCGCTCAAAGTTCCCCCAGCTTCACATGCCCCGTGTGTCCAAGTTCCTCGGGGAAGTAGTAGTTGTAGCCATGGTCCGATTCCATGTACCACATGTCACGAACTAAACAGCCGACAACGAGCACGTCCGTGAGTTCGTTGTAGAATACGAGCCATTTGAGGCTTGGGTCCGTCCATTTGATTGAACCCGGCCCTCCCCATAAAGACGGTTTAGTCTTTTCCAAGATGTTTCCTTAGGCGCTCAAGCCGGGAATTTTCGAGCGCTAATTTTTGAAGGTCTGCTACGGATGGAACCACAACCCACAGGGCCCGTAAAGCCAGCAGGATAAGTGACCACTGAAGAATTTCGTTCAGCGCTTCCAAGTTCATTGTTCGTGCCTAACTTGCTTCAGGACCACTTTCCTGATGGCCTCGGACATTTCAAGCTGTGTGCCGCCGAAGTTTTTCGGTAGGTACTGAATGGCTTCGAGCGGGATGAGGCGCTTGCCGTTATTGAAGTACACGAGATAGTGCCCACTGATAACTTTGAACTTGGTGCGCGCACGGTTCATGAACACGTAGTAGTGTTCCGGGTTGAGATTCATCGGGCTTATTTGGTTTTTGCTCAAGAGGCGGTGAAGCCCCTGAAAACCCATTCGCATGTCGGTTTCTAAAAACACTCTCGCAAGTTTCATGTGACTACCCCACGAGTTTTCTAACCGCATCAGCGGATTCGCACACCACGATGTAGTATTTGGTCGGCGCCTCGGAGACGAGGGGGATGTCCATCATTTTGGCGCGCTTGGTGTACTTGCGCTTTTTGATGACCTTCACCTTTTTGGACTTGGGCGCGAGCTTTTTCCGGACTTGGTAGAAATAAGCCGGATTCATTGCGTGCTTTTTACAGAGTTCTTTGATAGAACCCTCACCGGCCTTATGGCTGGCAATAATGGTTTTTGCCTTTTCATTGGCGTTCATGGCAGACCTCTCTTTTTTAAGTTTAGGAACCCTTTAGTGCTTGACCGGATAGCCTAAACTCGCTCCCATTGCAATATCCAAGGTAAAATGGATAGGCTTGTTAAAGGGGTAAATATTAGTGGGGGAAGCATCAACTGACTTGGAAGTCCAAAGTCGTCGTGACCAATTACTGTCCTGTTTTAAAGAGGATAGCCGCATCATGCGAGCCATCAACGAACTGCCGCCGGAGTACCATTTAAAGGACGAGGCTGAACTGGGGAAACTTTTTCGCAAAACCCCCATGGATTACGCCATGAAGAAACAGCTTTGGACCAAGTTCTATGAGGTCGAGAAGGCGGGGACCATGCGTCTCAAAATGGTCGATATATATGGAGGGGTTTGCTCGGACCCTTATTTCTACAACGAGCTTATTAAAAACCCGGCGCGCATCGCCTGGTTGATTTCGCCGCCTATCGACAACCAAGCAATCATCGAGGAAGCCTACCATTTCGCATTTCAAAAGGTGCGCGATGGCATCTTGAACATGCCAGTAACGGAGAAATCGGCACCGACAATCTTGAAGGCATTCCAAATGCTCGCCGACCGTCATCTTGGGCCGGTGGTTCAGAGAATTGAATCCAAGAACCTCAATGTGGACGTGAACGCGAAAAACAACACCGACCCCATTGACCCAAAAGCTATTGAGGAAAAACTCAACGAGTTGAAAACCAAACTTCTTAATCCGGCGCCGATTAAGGATGTGACTCCGGTGAGTGACGATGAGTGATTGGTCAAAAGAGGAATACGAGCGCAAGCTTGCCGAATTAAAACAGCTTGAGGAACTTCAGCGCATCCACGATGGGTTGCCGCATTTGTACGGGTTCAAGTTCTACCCGTGGCAGAAAAAAGTTTGGCTTTCGACCAACCGGGAAATTTTCGTGTGCTCCGCTAACCAAGTGGGGAAGTCCACCATCGCCATTCGTAAAAACATAAGGTTGGCAACGGACCCTTCGCTTTGGCCGACGATGTGGCCAAATCTCCCGAAGGGCCGTGTGCCGAATTTGTTTTGGTACTTCTACCCAACCATCCCCGTCGCGCAAACCGCGTGGGAGACGGCGTGGCTTCCGACCCTCATGCCGAAAAACGAGTTCAAAAACCATCCGCAATTTGGCTGGGAGGAAGAATACGACAAGGGGTACATTTCCAAAATCCGGTTCAACACTGGCGTGCAGATTCAATTCAAGTCCTATTCAATGAAAGCAAAGGACCTGCAAACGGCGAGTGTTTATCACGTCACCGCCGACGAGGAAATGCCGGTCGAATATTTGCCGGAACTCAAAGCCAGAACCAATGCCACGGAAGGGCACTTCCTGATGGTGTTCACCGCAACCCTTGGTCAATTGCACTGGCAAATGACCATGGAGCCGCCGACCAAGGCCGACGAGAAACATCCGGACGCCCTGAAGATTCAAGCGAGCCTCTATGACTCTCAAGTCTATGATGACGGCACACCAAGTCCCTGGACCGACAAAAAGATCGAGGCGGCCAAACAGAACTGCCCCACGGAAGCTGAAGTCCAGCGCCGGGTGTATGGGCGGTTTGTGCGCTCCCATGGCCTCAGGCTTGAATCCTTTAGCCTGGAGCGGAATATGTCCGAGCCTCATCCAATGCCGTCGTCCTGGGTGTTTTACGGCGGCGTGGACCCAGGCTCCGGCGGACAGTCGGGCCATCCGGCGGCCATGGTGATAATCGCGGTGAGCCCGGACTATAAACAGGGGCGGGTGGTGCGCGGCTGGCGCGGCGATGGGGTTCCGACTGCGGCGTCCGACATACTCGACAAGTACCGGGAGCTTAAGGGCAAAATCCCGATGGCGGCCCAGTCCTATGATTGGGCAGCGAAGGACTTTTTTACGGTCGCGAGCCGGGTGGGCGAGAGTTTCATCCCCGCCGACAAGGGTCGGGACGCTGGCTTCGGGCTTTTGAACACCTTGTTCAAGAACGGAATGCTCAAAATCCAACGGGGCGACCCGGAGTTGGATAAGTTGGTCCATGAGATTTGCACGCTACCGACGGACATCGACAAGAAAAAGGCATCCGACGATTTGGTCGATGCGTTGCGCTATGCCGCCATGGCGGTGCCTTGGGACTTCTCCGACATCGAACTCACTACCAAAGTCGATGATGAATTGGCAGCGGAACGCAAGCCCAAGGTTGAACTGACCGAGGCCCAGAAACGCCGGGAGTGGTTCATGGGCGGCGAGCGGAAGACCGATGAAATTAGCGAAGAATTTGACTTTTGGAACGAACTCAGCGGAGCATCAGGAAGTGAGTGGTGAGCAAAAATACACCGCGGAAGAATTGGTCCGCATACTGAAAGCTTGCAAATCGGCGGGAGTCACTGAGTTGAAGATCGGTGATATTTCCGTGCAGTTTTGCCGGGTTGAAGACCGGCAAACGAAAAGGGTTGAGAGTGAAATCCACCCCCCAACCGAAGCAGAGCTTAAAGAGGCCGCCTCGGACACCTTAGTTCGCGAGAACTTGGAGTCAGCCGAGGACCGTCTCGATTTATTGCAAATCGAGAATCCGGCGCTTTATGAGCGAATGCTGATTGAGGGGGAATTGGGTGACAGACGAGCAAGCGCAGAAACCCAGAATTGACCAATTAAATAAGATGTTCACGGATGGCGAGGCGGTCGATGGCGATCTCTTTGCTGAACAGCGCTCGAACATCTTATTGGCATCGGGTGAGCACTACTCGAAAAAGAACTCAAAGTGGTGGAATCGCATCCGCGAATCCAAAGAGCTTTACAACGACCAGAAACTTCGCCTCACCAAGAACCACATCCACAAAATCATCCGTGTTTACCAGAACCAAATTCTCGCGCAAGCGCCTGGTGTGACGCCGACCCCAAACAACCCAAAAGAGCTTCAAGACCAAAAGGCCGCCGAACTCAACAAGGCCGTATGGGAGTTCGCCAAGGTCGAACAGGGCCTCAAAATGAAGGTTCATTCCTGGTGCAAGGACTTCACCGAGATTGGTGAATGTGCCACGAAGGTTTTTTGGGACCCGCACGCAGGGCGTTTCATCGGCTACGAACAAGAGGTCGATGAAATGGGCCAAGGCGTGTTGGACGAAAAGGGCCAGCCCAAATCCAGCGGCAAGGCTGTGTTCTCAGGCGCCTTGGTTTTCGAGAGAATTTTGGGATTCAACCTCATTCGGCCTGTGGAAGCGAAAACCATAGCCGAAGCTCGCTGGCTCGCCATTCGCAAAATGGTGGACATTGATGAGCTTAAGTCGTTGGTTGGCGATGATGAGGAAAAGCGAAAGAAGATTCAGGCCACTCAAGATGACACGTTTTTCGTGTTTGATGGCGCCCGGAGTAATTATACCAAGTCTGAAAAGCAGGCTCTTGTCAAAGAGTTCTACTTTCGGCCATGCTATGAGTACCCCAACGGGTGGTTTGCCATTACCACTGGTGAAGTGATTTTGGCAGAGGGGGAACTGCCCTTTGGGGTATTTCCCATCGTCTATGAAGGCATGGACGAAATCCAAACCACTCCTCGGCATCGCTCCCTCATCAAACAACTTCGCCCCTACCAATATGAAATCAACCGCTCGGCCTCGAAGATGGCCGAACACCAAGTCACGCTCGGCGACGACAAGGTCATCCTTCAAAACGGTGCCAAGGTAACGAGCGGACCGAACCTTCCAGGTATTCGCACGATGTTTGTTACCGGCCAGGCGCCGACCGTGCTTGAAGGCCGAGCGGGCGCGCAGTTCCTCGACTACATGACCTCGCAAATCACGGAAATGTATCAGGTCGCAGGTGTCACTGAGGAAATGGCGGAAAAAGAGGGCGGGGATGCGTTCGCGAGCCTTTATCGTTCGATCAGAGAGAAAAAGCAATTTTCGCTTTACGCTGAGAAGTTCGAGAACTTCCTGGTCAACGTGTGCAAAACCTATTTGGAACTTGCGAAGCACTACTTCGATGAAAACATGCTCATTCCCGCTATTGGAAAGGCTGAATACATCAATATCGCCGAGTTCAAGTCCCAGGAACCGCTTTGTTATCAAATCAAGATAGAGCCGATGAGTGAGGACCCAACCACTATGATGGGGCGTCATCTTGTGCTCAATCACATTCTCCAGTACGTTGGCCCCAATCTCCAAAAGGACGACATCGGGAAAATCATCAAGCAAATGCCGTTTGCGAACCACGAGGAAAGTTTCTCCGACCTCACTCTCGACTACGATGCCGCGACCAATATTATATTGGCGCTTGACCGAGGCGAGGAACCCCCGATTTCCAAGAACGACAATGGTGAATATATTCTTAAGCGCCTATCGGCCCGCCAAAAGCAATTCGATTACCGGCTCTTGAGCCCTGATATTCAGGCACGCTATGAGCAAACGGTAGCCATGTACGAAGACCTTGAGGCCCAAAAAATTGAAGCTATCAAGGCCGCTCAAAACGAATTTATCCCGGCATCGGGCGCCGCCATCAAATGCGACTATTACATTCCTGACCCTAACCAACCCTCACGCTCAATTCGGGCGACGGTTCCAGCGGAATCCCTCGATTGGCTAATTAAAAGACTTGCCGAGCAGGGCTCAAGCCAAGAACAATTACAGCTTCAAACTCGACAAGTTCAAGCCGAGATTTCTCGGCGAGTAGCAACGCAACAACCACAGTCGCCCATGGGGGGAGGCGGTGATGTTGCGCAACAAGGGGGATTACTGCAATGACGACAAGCAATTCGTCAGAACCCGCAGTCACCACGGGAGCGCCCGCCGCAAGCGCCGCTCAAAGTGTGACACCTGAAAGCTCGTCACCGCCGGTAACGATGCCAGCGGCAACGGAGACACCAAACCCACAGGCCGCCGCTGCGCCAACGCCGGAAGCGCAAGCCGCGCCGCCGGTTAACGCCGACGGTACGCCCGCGGTGGTGCCGCCAGCCTACCAGCCGAATTTCAAGTACAAGGCGTTCGGCAAAGAGCATGAACTCGATGAGTTCTGGCGCCCGCTCATCAAAGACGCGGATTCGGAGAAAAAGGTCAAAGACCTATTCACGAAGACAATGGCCTTTGACGACATCAAAGCGCGCTACGAGTCAACCCAAGGCGAATTCCAAAACGTGTTGCAGGAACACCAGGCGTTGGACCGCGATGTCCGCCGCGTGATGACCTTCCTGAATAAAGGCGACTTGGACAATTTCTTCGGGAGCTTGAGAATCCCGGAGCAAAAGATTTTCGACTGGGTCTCTCGAAAATTGGAAATGGAAAACATGACGCCCGAACAGCGCCAAGCCCTTGAGTCGCAAGCTCAGGAACGCGCCAGGGCGTATGATTTGGAAATGGAAAAGTCGGAGTTGGAGCAACAGTTTGAGAGTCATGCGGTCCAAGCCAGGACTGTGCAGCTTGACCTCACTCTCGCGCGCCCCGACGTGGCCCAGGCCGCAAGCCAGTGGGATTCACGTATGGGTCAACTTGGCGCCTTTCGGGACCTTGTGGTTCAAGAGGCGGTTTCGGCTTTCCATGCAACAGGACAGGACTTATCGGCGGAACAGGCGGTCGCGCAAGTCCTTCAAAAATACGGGAAGTTGTTAGAGCCCGGCACACAGCCGCAAGCTGTGGCGCCGCAAGCACCGGGCCAAACAGCGCCGACACCGCAAGTGACGGCCAAACCTGTGATTCCCGCCGTACAGGGCAGAGGCACTTCGCCCGTTAAGAAGTCGCCAAAATCAATTGATGACCTCAGACAAATGGCGCGTGAGATGGACGCCGCCAACGGCTGAAGTCGTCGTTTTTAAGGAGAATTGAGAGATGACGAATCGGGATTTTCAGTCAATGCTCAATCAGTATCTCCCGCTCGACCTGCTTAAGCAGGAATTCATCAAGCGGGACTACTTGATGCAAAAGGCTGAGCAAATCGAAAACTGGAAGGGCGGTGAGCTTATCGTTCCGTTCCAGGGCCAGCACGCGTCGTCGATTGAGTTCGGCCAATTGGCCGCGCAAAACGACATCGCGAAGTACAAGTACATCCGCGGGTCAATCACGACCCAACCCGAAGTGTGGGGTACACTTCTGTTCAACCACCGTGACCTCATGGAACACGACGGGAAGATTCCGGAATCCACGTTCCTGAAAATCCTTCCCGACCAAATCGACTCCATGATGATGTACTTCAAAATGGTCGTGTCCACCCACTTGTTGGGCGGCCCCCATTTTGCGGTTGTCACCGTGGATGGAACGGTCGGCGGTGTTCTCGGCGTGAGCCGAATCGACCGCTTCACGAAGGACCAAAAAATCGTCCTCATCGACGGCAACACGGCGGCGGCGACGTATTACGTCATCAACGTCAACGTGTATGACGAGACCATCACGGTTTCGGCTACCCGTGGCGGTGCTGCGGCGGACGTGTCGGCCTACACCGTGGCCCAGGCGGCGAAAGTCTACCACCCCGGTGCGAATACCGCTGGTATGACGTCGCTGGGAAGTCAGTTGTTGTCGCCCGCAAACGGCGGTACGTCTACTTTGTTCGGCCAAAACAAAGTGGACCACGACTTCCTCCAGTCGGTGCAAATCGACGGAACCGGCGTGTCGGCTTCCAACATCCTCGCGAAGATTTTCGACGGGTATGTGAAGCGGATGCAGCTTGCCAAAGGCGGCAAGGCACCGGAAGTCCTGATGAGCTTCAAACACTTCGGCTCGTGCCTGAAGTTGTTGGAAACTCAAAAGGGTCCGTTCAACGTGGTCCCGAACTCACGCAAGGTCAGCGTGTACGGTTGGGACACCATCGAGGTTGGTTCTGTCTCCGGACAGGTCATCACGTTGGTGGGCATCCAGGAAATGGAAGATGACAAAATCTTCTATCTGGATTGGTCCTCGATTAAGTTCTACTCGAACGGCATGTTCAAGCGTCGCAAGGCGCCGGACGGCAAAGAGTATTACGAAGTTCGTGAGACCTCGGGCTACTTCTACATCCTGGACCACTGTCTTTTCGGAGACCTGGTCTGTACGGCTCCGTGGAAGAACGCCGTCATGTACGGCATCCCGAACTACTAATCCGAAAATGTGGGGCTCCCTCTTTTATGGGGGAGCCTCACCGATATTTCCAAGAGGGCATCATTGAGTGATTGAATTAATCCTAAAGGACATTGAAGACCCGCACGTTCGGGAGAACTTCTTTAGGATTAACCGATTCCTGAATGAACAGATTTGGTTTGAAGGCGACTTCCAACTTTACGACGTGACCATCCCTGGTGAGTTCGACTCATTCAAGATTCGTCACGGCCTCACGTTCATTCCGGCTGACATTATCCCGCTGGCGGCGGAAGGGAACTACAACTTCTATTTCCGCTACAAGGACTTCGATCTTGAGAATATGTATGTCTCAACCGAAGGCCCGGTACGAATCCGGTTTCTCGCTGGCAAACTAAAAAATCAAATCAAAAACCGATTGGCCGCAAGTCTGCCCTTTGTGGCGCCTGGCGATATTGTGGGGCCTGCAAGCCCCGGTTTCGTGTTTGGCGCCGTGAACACCAAGACCCCTGGGTTTTGGCTCACTTCAGAGGGGATTCCGTCAAATGTCGTTGGGGTTCCGGTTTTGTTCGGTAACGGCGCGGTTATTCAAGCCGCGGTTGGCACCGAGGAAGAATCCGATTACACGGTCGGCATCTATCAGCATGAGGGAAATGGAGTTGGCCTTTTGTCGCTTGGGAGCTTTAATATTACCAGCGGTGGGCCGAAAAGAGTGGAGCTAAACTTCCCGGTCGTTTACCCAACACCGACTTCAAATGTGCAGCTTGCCTGCCGCTTGGAGACGGGGACGACGAAAAACTTGAAGGTGTCACTTGTGCTGCGGGGGACCTCGATATGAGTAAAATCCTGCGTAACCCCGACCCAATAAATTCTGTTGATCTTTTCGACGTTGGGGTCTCGATTCCAGGAAACTCGAACTACACAATTCCACCCCAGGATTATTCTCAATTTGCGGCAAGCTCCGACGTGCTTCGCGCACTTGCTGATGTGCGGCTAATCTTAAACGATGGCGGCAACGACATCATCGTCCTAAGTGACGCGGTGGATATTATCAAAGGGTGGTTCCCCAACGCCGCTACGAACGACGAGGAATTTTTTTTTGACTATGCCGATGTCCCAATAGGAGTCGGTCCGCACACGATTTTTAGTTACACAGTGGATTCGTTTGAAACCGTTTTCCTCAACAGACTTAACGTCTCGTGTCGTCAGGAAGCCATGTTTTTGGTCTTCAAGAACGGCGTGAGCATTGCCGATTTAAGGACGGGCGCCTCAAGACCGTCAGCCGAATTTATTTGGTATCCGTCCAGAGAGTTTGTGGCTGGTGACTTGATTGAAGTTGTGCTCATGCGCAGAACTGGTTCACCCGATGTAACGGTGGGCGCGCACATGATGGCATTGCGAAGGCCCATAACAGCCTAAAAGGGGGATTAAGATGGCCGATGTACGTGAGAGTTTTCCGAGTTTAGAGGGCGCGTCGGGCGAGGGCCTAGCACTTCGCTCGGTTCAACAAGGTGAAGCCGTAGCAGGGAAAAACGGCGCACTCGGATTCGCGTTCAAAGACGGTTCCGGCAACGCGATTGCCGCTCCCGTTAAACAGTCAGGCGATGCGCCTGGGGATGCGGTGCCGACACTTGCTGCGAAGGACAACGCGGGAAACCTCGTTGAAATTCCTGTTAAGCAAGAAGGTCAGGCACCTGGCGACGCGGTTCCCGTTCTTGGATTCAAAGATTCAAGCGGCGATCTTGTTGCTCCGCAATTAAATGCGGCTGGTGCGGTTCCCGTTACATTCGACGCTGGAACGGAAGTTTACGCGCGTGGTACTGCGGCTGGAAATGCGTCGCTTACTGACGTTGCGGTTCTTACTCTTACCGCCAGCACAATGTACAAGGGTATTGAGGCGCTTGTGTCGTGTTTTCGTGATGCGATTTTCCAAGTGGTTCAAGTTGACGATGCGACGACTACTGTTTTGGCTGAATTTTTGTGCGGCCCTGGTCAGTTCACAAATTTCGCAAAACTTGAAAACATGATTATCACAGCCGGAGCCTCAGGCACTCAACAACTTAAGATTCGCGCTCAGAATCTTAATGCGTTGTCTGATTTCCGCGCTACAATCGCGAGCATTGAATTGCCGTAAGGAATAGCGAATGGCGGATAACCCGCAAGTAGAAATAGAAGTGTCTGATAACTCGTCGCCCACGTTGGCGACGAGTGCTTTGCAAACGACTGGAAATTCCAGTCTTTCATCTATTGATACGAAGCTGACCGACGGCAATCAACAAACTCGTATTCGCGGCGGCTCTGACGGCACCATTATTGGAAACACAAGCGACTCGCTTAAGGTTGTTTTCACCGAAGTAAAACCAAAAACATTTGTTGCTCGCGCTCAAGGCGCTCAAATCGGAAACGGGAAGTCGATGCTTTCTCTCGTGAACGCATCGGGGTCAGCGGTTAAGGTTTGTATCCGAGAGATTTGGATTAAGAACGTGCAGACATCGAGCTTAACAGGTGTCGTTGCAGAGTTTCAGCTTAATAAAATTGTGAACCACAGCGCAGGAAGTACGGTTACTCCAACTTCTTTTGATTCTTCTGATTCTTTGAACGGGAGTGTTACGGCACGAACTGGTGGAAGCGTTACGAGCGAAGGTGCCACTTACAGTCGATGGCTTTGGTCATCGGATGAGTGGGGGCCTGGTCCTCAAGATAACGAGACGAACGAGCATACGGCGCACAATACTATTCCGCACTATCGAGACCAGGGGCGCTGGAAGCCGATCACGCTAAACGCTAATGAGGGCATCCACATCAAGCAATTAACAAACTCGACTAATGGAACTTTCGATATTGAAATTGTTTTTACCGAGGAAAATAGCTAATGCCGCAGAATACGAAGTTTGACCCAGAAAACATAAACTTCTTCAATAAGACGAAGCTATTTAAGGACTGCAAGGGCGCTTCTGGCGTTGCTGTTGCTGGGCAAACAACAAATCTTGACCTGACGCTTTCAGACGACGTTCTCATGACAGGCGGAGTTTTTTTGGCGCAAAATGCAGCCCAGGGCGACAAGGTTGATTTTCAAGTGCTGGCCCCCGACGGCCAGGGTGGATACGTTGTTGTCGCTCAGTTCATAACCGACTGGTATTTGGACCCAACTGTTGTTCAACAGCCAATTCCACGGTCTTCGTATCCTGCGAAGCTTGTTGCTGGACTTATTCTTCGCGTTATTTATCACTCTGTTGGCGAAAACAATGTTTGGATGGCTGTTAATTACGACAGGGAAAAGGTTTTGGAGTGACGAAGAAAAAGCTAACCGTTTTATTCATCGTGTTAACAGTTTTGGTTATCGCCGGATGGGACGTTTATGCAATCATGACTGGCGGGGTCGAGTCGTCGATCAGCCACACCATGATCGAGTGGTCTTATAAGTATCCGATTTTTACGTTCATGATGGGGATAATTTGTGGCCATTTATTTTGGCGAATGTCGGACACAAAAACAACTGAGAAAATAAGTGACTTTGTGCATGGAACTGTGGACGATTCTAATAAAGGTACAGGCGGGGGGTCTTAAATGGGTCAGGATACAAACGCTGACGAGTTACTGCAAACGCTCGGTCGGGAAATCATCAAAGTCCACCGGGAGTATGATGGTTCCAATCGCCTTCAGTACAACTACGAGGCCTTGGCCAACGCTGCCAACGGCGGCCCTGCGATCAAAACCACCTACACCTACGACGGCGCTAGTGAGCGCGTTGTGGGCATGAAGGAAGAATTGGCCACTTGGAACTCGGCCTGGGACATCTAAAAAGAGGGGGATTCAATGGGGATTCTTGATCGGTCGGACCGTGGCGGTACAATTCAATCCCCCCTTGGCGGCTCGTCCGGCGGCGGTGGGGGCGGCATAACCTGGGCCACACCAGTTAATGCGAACATCATTCCAGACACCGACGTAGCGTACACCTTAGGTTCGACGCTTTTGCGGTTTTCGGAGATTCATGCTCAGACCGCGTATTTCACGGACATCGTCAGCGCCACATCACTCATGCTCGATGCCGACGGCGGCGAAGTTTTCATGTGGTGTACTGATGAGGTTTTCGCGCTCAAATCCTATAACGGCGTGGTTGCTCCGACCTTGCGCCTTTGGGACAAGAACGAGGGTTTTTATGTAGGTCTGAAGTCGCCGGACACGTTGGCGGCGACCCAAACATATGTTCTTCCCGCGACGGACGGCACCAGCGGGCAAGTTCTCTCCACTGATGGTGCTGGTTTATTGTCCTGGGCTTCGGCAGGCGGCGCCAACACAGCCCTTTCAAACCTTGCGACTACATCCATAAACCAAGACCTACTTCCCTCTGGGACCCGAAATCTTGGGGACACAACCAACACTTGGGCCTCGATATTTTTGGGTTCCGGGGTTAGCTCTGGGGTCAGGTTCAACAGCGGAACATTCCAAATCGCCCATGGCTTTACGGATGCTGGCTCACCGTTTGGGTCTGGTTCGCCTGGGTCGTTTAGAATTCGCACCACTAGCTCCACAGCATCAATGGTTCAGTACACGGCAAACGCCTCGGCGTCGGGCGCCATTCAGCTTGGTACTGGTAACGGAACTTCCGGCTCGTCGGGCTCAATCACAGTTCGAACGGGAACCGGAACCGCGGGCTCAGGAAACATTTCCCTTAATACGGGAACTGTTACTGGCGGCACGCGTGGAAGCATTGTCCTAAATGCCCTCACCGTGGATTTCACTAATGCACCAGTGGGCTCGCACCTACTCCCAAGCCAGGACACAGTGTTCAATCTTGGAACTGGCTCTATGGCCTGGGGTCTTTTGTATGTCGCTCAGATTTGGTCAAACACCGGAAACGTCCTGTCACTCTTTGGCGATTCAGGAATTAGTTACGACGCCACGGCGGAAAAGCATGATTTCGCGAGCACGGGTAGAGGTATCGTGGTGCCGCGCTTAAGCGCAGACCCGGGCAGTCCTGAAAATGGTGAGATTTGGTACAACACGACCTCGACCCAATTAAAAGCTTATGTAAATGGTACGACGGTTGTGTTGGCGTAATGCTAAAATGGGCTTAAGCAGGGACGCTGCTTAGGTCCACGGACGGACCGCTTGACTTAACAAGCAACCGCCCGAACAATTTAACTTGCGGGGCTCACCGCCCGTAAAAAAGGGGAAGAAAATGCCGAAGTTCTACGGCGAGCTTCAAGAGGCGTCACTCGAAAACCTGGCCTCGGACCCAAGCTCCAACGTCGCAGGGCGGGTGTGGCGCAACACAACCGAAAACCGAATCAAAACCGACGACGGCACGATAAAGCGGGCCTTGCTCCGAAACGACGACAAGCTCGCTATCGGGAATTCCGGAACCGCGAACGAGAATGTCCGTTTGAACCGGGCCTCTGCGAGTGTCCTTCAATTACTCCAGGGAGGAAACGTCACCCCTGAGGGGACCCTGTCGGCATCAGCCCTGGCCCAACTTTCCTCCCGCCTAGAAAACTACACCGATGCCGGTAAACCCGCCCCTGGAAACCCAGGGCGATTGATCTTTGTCACCGATTTGCTTGAGGTCCAATACGACAACGGGGCCACTTGGCTTTCCATCGCGGGCTCAAGCGGGGGCTTTGGCGCCCTTGGTGTTCTCGTGGTTAATACCAACCTCGTTCTCACGAGCGGCGACAATCGCCGTATCCTGATGCTCGATTCCAGTGGGGGCTCATTCAATGTGGAGCTTCCCACACCAGCGGCCAACTTCCTGCTCACGGTCAAAGATTTCTTAGGCGAACTTGAGAATTTCCCGGTCACATTGACTAGACCCAACCCGGCGGTGAAGATCGAAGGGTTGGCCGCGGACTATGAGCTTCGGGCCGCATGGGGTAACTGGTCCTTGTTTTCGGACGGCACGAACTACTACTTCGCATAAGGGGCTGTAAATGAAGAATCTCGTCAAAAAGGTATTCGCTCGCCAGGGCTCCACAAGCGACCAGTTCACGGTACCTGCCGGTGTGAACAAGCTTCGAGTGGTGTTCCAGGAAAACTTCGACGACGATGCATTCTTCCCCACCAACGGCCTCGATCAATTCGGCGACATGTACTCATGGGGCGCGGCTCAAGTGGGCGACGGTACCAACACCAGTCGCTTGTCGCCGGTAAATATCAGCTTTTTCACCGGCATCATGAAGGCCCCGTTCCACCGTGCCGATGGGCAGTTCATCAACTGGGGAACCAATTCCCACGGACAACTTGGTGTGGGCGACGTGGCCACTAGGTCCGTTCCGACCCTCGTCTCCGGCGGGCATGTGTTCAAGAAAATCTATCGCGGTGTTAATACCTGCTACGGCCTCAAAGAAAACGGTGAGCTTTACGCCTGGGGGCGAAACGAGCACGGCCAACTGGGAACTGGTGATGTGGCCTCAAGGTCCACACCGACTCTGGTTAGTGGCCACACCTTCACGGATTTTTGGCCCGACCAACAAACCTTTTCCGCCGTCGGCATATTCGCCAAAGATAGCGACGGGCAAATGTGGGGTTGGGGCTACGACGGAACCGGAAGTTTAGGTAACGGCATCTTGGGCTCACAAAGTACACCGACATTGGTGTTAGGCGCCCTTGATTTCGTGAAGATCGAGCGGTGCGCGCAAAGCGGTGCTGTGCCCCTTCACCACACGCTTGGTCTCACCAAAAGCGGGGATATTTACGCATGGGGAATGGGAACTTCGGGCCAACTTGGTGACAACGCCATTCAAACTCGAAGCTCGCCGGTCGCCGTGATTGGGGGTTTGAAGTTTCGCGACATCATGGCGGGAACTGATTTCTCCATGGGCCTCACCAAAGACGGAACCCTTTATGCTTGGGGACTGAACACTGCGGGCCAACTGGGCCAGGGAAACATCTTCCCCAAAAGCTCGCCGGTTGCCGTCACTGGTTTAAGTTCCGTTGGCACCTGGAAAGCCTATGCCGCGGGCCAATCGGCCTACGCCATCGGTAACGACCGAAGGCTCTACGCCTGGGGACACCAGGAAACGCTGTTCCCGGTTCTTGGTACCAACGACGTGGCTAAGAAATCAGTGCCGACGTTGGTGTTCTCAATCGGTTCCGCCGACATCGTTGAGTGTTTGGTCAAGCCGCTGCAAGGGAGTTTCGTCGAAGCGGTCACGAAGTTTGGAACCCGCTACGGCTGGGGCGAGAACACGGCGGCTGGAAACCTGGGGATAAATTCCGGGACTTTAAGATTCTCGGCGCCACAACAAGTGCTGGGACCAAATATCGTAGGCCCAACCACCGACGGAAATATTTGGTGGAAAAGGCCCGAGGTTAAATCCGAAGTCCATGAGGTCGATGTTACCCCTGGGGATACCATCACCATCGCCTACACTCCAGGCCCCATTGTGATTGGGGAATTGGGTTTGTCATCGTCGCAGTTTTGCAAACGCGTTGAATTCCAATGGGTGGGGTAATGGACCAAATCGTCGTCCCGGCCCACATGATTCCGGCGTTCCGCGCGTTTAAGGCGCTCAAGAACGGAACGGAAAAGAATTTGCTGATTACCACCTGGGGCGGGCTCGGCGACCAAGTGTGTGCGGAACCGACTCTACGCTATGCGCTTGAGCAATTCGGCGACAAGGCGGAACTGAGCCTTGCGACCTACGTGCCGGAAGTTTTTAGGCATTTGAAATTCAAGCGCGTTTTCGATCTTGAACAAGAGCAACCGGCCTACGACAAGTACCTCACCTTTCAAACGATTTGCGACCAGCGCGACATCGCCTGGAGTTTCCTCAACCATTGCATTATCAACTGCGTGGACTTTCCCGCACTCTCGGCCTTTCGCTGCACACTTCCCATCGCCTCGAAGGAAGTGAAACTTTACTCCACTCCCATTGCCATACCGGATGCCAGCGTTGTGGTTCACCCCGGAAAACACTGGCCATCAAAGACCTTCCCCAAAGAATGGTGGGACGAGGTTTTAGTTTGTCTTAGGGGTTTTGGCTTTATTCCGGTAATCATCGGAAAAGACTTGGACGATGCCAGGGGAACTGTGGACGTGAACACTGAAGGTTGTGTAGACTTGAGAAACCAACTCGACCTAAACGGGATGGTTTACCTGCTACAACAAGCGAAAGTGATTTTGACCAATGACTCCAGTCCCATTCACATTGGAGCCAGCGGCCATGCCTTCATCGGATTCGTGGCTACTTGCAAGCATCCTGATTATATTTCTCATTGGCGTATGGGTGAGTGGTCCTGGCGAATGAAGAACCTTGGCCGGGGCGGAATATGGGAGCACCTTGACCATTTGCCGAACAAAGCCAACGACGTGACCGTGGACCAATGCGACCCGGAGCTTTTAAAGTCCTGGTTGCCTGAGCCAATCGAAATGGCCGAGTGGGCCGCCTGGTCTGTGCAGCGTTACCGGGAAGAACCCGTTCACACGGATAAGGAGTGGCGTGAAACCCTTGCTTGATTACGCCATGCGCTTTATCGGTGTGCCGTATGTTTGGGGCGGGAACTCGCCTCAAGGGTTCGATTGCTCGGGGTTCGTCCAGCATGTGCTGCAATCAGTTGGCGCCGACCCCAAAGGAGACCAGACCGCGCGTGGGCTTTATGACACCCTTCTCGTCCAAGGCGGCATTCCGCTCAATAACCCAAAAGCTGGCGCCCTGGTGTTCTATGGGACATCAAAGCAGGCCATTTCCCATGTCTCTTTATGTTTGAGCGAGTATCAAATCATTGAGGCTGGCGGCGGGGGGCACGCCACGACCAACGCCCAGGAAGCCGCAAAGACTGGTGCCTCGGTTCGTGTGCGGCCCTACACTCACCGAAAAGACATCGTGGCAATCGTGCTACCGAATTATCCTCTGTGGGTGACAAATGGCTGAGCAAGCAATCGCGCAAATCCCCACCAGTTGGTACGTGATTATCGGCACCTTGGTGCTCGCCAACATTGGCACGGTAGTGACGATTTTCTACGGCATCGGGCGGGTCGTTTGGTTTATCGCCAAACTTGATTCCAGGGTAACGGTTGTAGAAACGGAACACACAAAAGACATCAATGCGGCTCACGAGGCCATTCGGGAAATCCGACGGGAAATTCGTGATACGAACACTAAGGGGGCACAGGTATGAGTTTCGCGAAAATTTGGGGAATCGTTAGAATGATTCTTCCCACAAAGAAAATCGGCGCTTGGATTTTGGGTATCGTGGGCGCGCTGATTGCGCTTGTTCTTGGAGTGGCAAACTCCGATTTGAAAGAGCAGTTTTGCTCAACCAAGGAAGTCGTTGAACTTCCGAAAATCGAAATCAAGGAACCGGCGCCTGCGGAGCCGGTGAAGGTCGAAGCGACCACGAAAAAATAAGGGGGCCTCATGCTCACGCTTTCGTATGGCTACAAAAAACCCCAGGCCGGGGACAAGGGCACGCCCTTATTCCAAGCGCTTGAGGAAAATATCCAGAGGGTCAATGACCACAACCACGATGGTGTGAACTCACCCGCGCTCACCGCCCAATCGCTCCAGGGGATTTCGCAAACCATTTTGGCGGCGGGATGGGTTGCCTTTGGGCCAACAGGGCATTACCGTCAGCTTGTGACCATGGTCGCCGGGTTCAATTACAACACCTGCTACATTTCCTTCCGGAAAAGTACGGGCGAAATGATTTACCCGACGGTTGAGCGGTTTTCGGCAACACAGTTTTACGTTTACACGACGGACCCGACTCAAGATTTCGTGGCCGTGTACGGGGGATAATTGGCTGAAAGCGCAATGAATCCCTTCGAGGTTTTCAGTTTCTCGAAGGGCATCACTGATGACACGTTCGAGCAAGTCTACGACGCCGCGGCTGAACTGGACAACTTCACCATCACTTCGGATGGCCTGCTGGATTCGCGCGACGGCTCGGTCGTGGATAATGTGGACTTTGGCCAAATTCCGGCAGGCGTCGCCCGAATTGGCGCGCTGATAAATTACGCCAACAACGACAAACTGTTCGTGAACTCAGGGCGCCAGCTTTTCTACCGGAATCCTGACGCCTACTCCATTCTCCGGGGACCGAGCAATTTTGAGGTCTTGTCAGCGGGCGATGAAACCAACACGGTTTCCTTTGCCCAGTGGAACAATCACTTCTACATCACCAACGACGCCTATTCTAAACCTGTGAAGGTTTATAAAGACGAAAACGGGGTTTACAAAGTCATCGCCCACGGCTTCGATTATCTGGCGACGGACCCCATCCTCACAGCCGGTGCTGTTGGAACAAGGGCCTACGCCTACGCGTTTCACTTCCACCTGACCTACATGGTGGGCAATCAAGAGTTCCAGGATTTCGGTCCAACCACAGTGGTGCAGCTACTTAATTCCGGCGACCCCGCGGTTACTCCAAACCAAGTGTCCGGGATTCCGGTTCTCTCAAACGGAACCGACGGCAATTACGATTTGGCGAACGTCAAGATTTTCATTTACCGCACGGTTGACGGCGGGGAGACGTTCTACAAAATCGGTGAAGTCGCCAACGGAGTGACCACGTTCAATGACAACGTGAGCGACGACTTCGCCCAGGAAAATGGGTTGGTGCTTTACACCGACGATGGAACCGTGGATTTTGAACCGCCGCCGCTTGCGAAGTTCGTCCATGTCGTGAACAATACCGGGTACTATGCTTCCACCCGAGAAGGAACCGAGGACTTCGAGTTCCGTGTTCGTCAGAGTGTCCCAAGCGCGCCTGGCGCTGTGCCTGGCGATTTTTTCGTGGACCTTGAAGATAAAATCACAGGTCTTAGCTCGACGAAATCCATTCCACTTGTTTTCTGCAAGCGCTATATTTACCGCCTTGAGCAAGGCTTTGACCGCTTTGGCCGCGGTAGCATTCGTCCTATTCGCATCAGTGACACCGCTGGCTGTGTTTCTAATCTCTCCATTGTCCAAGCCGAGAACTTTGTTCTCTGGGCCGGACAAGACGGATTCTACGCCAGCGACGGGTATCAGGTTTTCAAAATCTCAGACAGCAACAACACCCGCTACCGTAGCATCCTTGATTCCCAAACTCAAGCCAACCGCATCACCGGGACCTTCAACGAAAAAGACCGCCGAGTGTATTGGGGAGTTCAGCGCAATTCCGCTAACCTCGACAATGATTCCCTTGTGGTTCTTGACATGCGTTGGGGAGTTTCAGCAAAGAGCACTTTCACCACTTGGTCGGGAGATAGTTTCAGACCGACCGCCGTAGGGTTCTTCGGTGGGTTTTTGTATCGCGGCGACACCCGCGGCTTTGTGCTCAAGCACTCGTCAGAGTACGACACCGACCCGAGAATCGACATCCTCACGACACCAAACAACTGGTCCAATGAGACCATCATTTGGACGTACAAGTCGGTCAACATCAACTTCGGCTCCACGTTCAATCGCAAACTGCCAACCAAGATTTTGCTCCAAG